GAGCCACTACTTTCTAAAGATACATTTCGAGTGTTAGACGATCTTATAGAAAATCCTAGACCAGATCTAGAGTTTGCAGTCAATAGTAATATGTGTGTTCCGGATGGAGTGTTTAATCGCTTTATGGAAAAAATTAAAATAATCTGCGGCGAAGGTAAAGTTAAGAAATTTAAAATATTTACAAGTGCTGAAGCTACTGGAGCACAAGCAGAATATATTAGACACGGATTAGATTATAACAAATGGTTAGATAATATAAACAGAGTATTAACTGAAGTTCCAAATTGTACATTTACTAATATGGCAACATATAACTTTTTAAGTTTGTTTAGTTTTAAAGATCTTATCAAAGATATATTAGAAATTAAAGATACATATGGCGGTTGGCAGGCTAAGCACATGCCTATGATACTTGATGTTCCTTATTTGAGACATCCGGGATATCAAGCAGTTGATATTATGCCTGCAAAATTTAGAAGCTATATATACGATCAAGTTTCTTTAGTATACGATAATATAGAAAACAATGGCTGGTACGAATCAGCGAATAGGAAATTCTTTAATTGGGAAGCTGAAAAGTTTAGACGTATATATGAAATAACAACATACATTGATGAAGAGCATGAAACAAAACCTCATGTAATTAATCATAGAAAAAATTTAATTAGATTTGTTGATGAGCACGATAGACGACGAGGAACTAATTTTCTTAAAACATTTCCTGAAATGGAAGAAGAATATCGTAAATGGAAAGCTACTATATGATATACTTTTTGTATGACTATGTTTTTCCAGGATATTTTTTACCTAATGCTTTAGAAAGTAATCATGCTATACTGAATTATATGCATTCTCAGCATAATACAAGCAATGGATTTAATGCTTATACTGATCCTAGCGAATCTAATATTAGTAGACAGATGTTTAACAATCAATTAGGGGACTGGCCTAACAGTTGGACAGTAACAAATTTAAATGCATTAGAAGAAGTTACTTATATAAAACATACTTCGTTGTTAGAAGGAAAACAAAAATGTAACCATTATTTTTATGTTGTTAAAATAAGTCCGCATCTAGATCAGTTTGCAGCACATGGAGTTAAGCAATTCTCAAAACTTAATGGTAATTATTTTTGGAAGTACATGTCTCAAGAAGCACTAGAAGATGCCCGAAACAAAAAATGTACTATAATTTTAGATTTAGCTCAGGAAAATTTTATCGAAAAGCACGAATATGAAAATTTACATAAATGTTTAGAATCATCTTATATTCCACCGAGTCAAATTATTTTAGTATTTAATACACACAATGGTCATAAAATATATGATGAATGGTTTGAACCTCACGAAAGAAAGATTCAAGTGCGTGATTGGCCGTTTGTTATGTGGAATAGTAGTAAATATTACTCGAACACTGGTCGATGGAATTCTGAGTTAGAAAAAAGTAGAAAACGTCCTTTTAGATTTTTAATGAAAATAAAAAGTCCCAGAAATCATCGACAAGCACTTCTTTATTCGTTATATTCTGAACAAATTTTAGATCAAGGTGATTGGAGTTATCTATCTGAAAAAACCTCGCTAAATGATGCAATGTTAAAACATGTTAAGATTGAATGGAGTTTAGATTACGATGTCGAAACAGAATCATTGATTAATTTATTCCCGAAAAAACTTGCTGACGAGCCTGATACTACTATGAATACTGTAAGTGCATGGACTGATCGAACAAGAGAACCTTATAGAAATAGTTATTTTTATATATGCACAGAAACATACTATCATGGAGATCATAAATCATTAACTGAAAAAGTTTTTAAACCGATAGGAAACTATCATCCTTTCTTTTTCTTTTCTTTCAAAGGCGCATTACAGCATCTAAGAGATTTAGGATTTAAAACTTTTAGTCCTTGGATAGACGAGTCGTATGATAATGAAAAAGTTGCACATAAGCGTTTAAAAATGATAGTTGCAGAAGTCAAACGACTATGCGAAATGTCCGAAGATGAAATATATACATGGTACTGGGAAATGCAAGATATTTTAGAACACAATAGAGAGCACTTAATAAAGATTCACGAGTCAGAACCTTTAACTAAAGACTTTGTAAATTTTTTGAAAGCAAAAACAAATGAGCTATAAAGATCAAAAATGGAATGAATGGAATGTATCTTACCTAAACACGTTTGATAAAGAAGTTCCGATATATTCGCCTTCGGTATTTAGAGAATATAGAGGTGAAATTTTTACTACATATCATAATCAATATCATCCGGTAAATGATTTAATACCAGAAGGATGTGCAATACATTCTAGATTTAGTAAATCTTACAAAAATGTTTTACGTGGATTGCACTATGACTTTGAAACATATAAGTTAGTGCAAGCATTAGTAGGAGAAATTTATTTAGTTGTATTGGATATAAGAAAAAATAGTCCTACGTACGGAAAGTGGGAACAATATATAATTTCAGAAAAGACAAGACATCAAGTTCTTATTCCGCCGGGATTTGCAAATGGACATTATGCACTTACTGATTGTATATTTCATTATAATTTGTTTTATGCAGGGGAATATGTTAATGAAACTGCACAGGGAGTAATTAATTATGCAAAGTTTCATATGGAATGGCCTACAAATAATCCAATATTGCAAGAAAGAGATAGATAATGATTAAAAACATAGAACAATATCCGATAGTTCGAGATTCAGGGTATACTCCTGAAATGCTTATTGAATTTGAAGATAAGATAATTGACCACTGGGAAGGTGCTAGAATTAGAGGACCAGTACATTTAAGTAATGGTAATGAAGATCCGTTGATAGAAATATTTAAAAGAATTAAAACAAGTGACTGGGTATTTTCTACATGGCGTAGTCATTATCATGCTTTGTTAAAAGGTCTAAGTCCTAACTGGATAGAACAAGAAATACTCGATGGTAAATCTATTACAGTATGTAGCATTGATGAAAGATTCTATAGTAGTGCAATAGTCGGTGGACCTCTTTCAATAGCATTAGGTGTTGCTAAATCTATCAAAGATAAAGGAACTGATGATAAAGTTTGGTGTTTTATAGGAGATATGTGTTTTGAAACTGGGTTATTTTATGAAGTTCATAAGTACGCACGTAATTTTGATCTACCATTATATTTTGTAGTAGAAGATAACGAAGTTAGTACAAGAACTCCAACTGTAGCAACTTGGAATAAAACAAGAGATTTACCTGATGATGTTATACATTACAACTATAAATCTAAATATCCTCATTACGGTACTGGTAAATGGGTAGTTTTCTAAATGAAAGTTGTTTTTGATAAATGGGTAAATGGAATTGCATTACCTAATGGGTTACATCAGTCCTGTTTATATGAAATTTCTAATCTTTTTAATGAAGAAGAAATTAGGAAAAGAGTAGAAGAGACTGTTGGTGTATCTTTTAGATGGCACGACAACTTTCATCGATATACAATTAAACCAGGACTATTAAAACAAGTAAGCCCAGATGAAGTAGATATTAACGACAACGAAACTTACTTATTTCCTTTAGAAATCTTGCATTTTGAAGTTTTATGGAAGGGCAGTTATACAAAAAATACTAATATTCATTACTCTCTTATGGATACATTGTCAACTAAGATGCGCAATTTAATTCTATCAGGAAAAGTTAAAATTATAATTAATCTTACTCATGATCCAATTATGTTAGATGGTATACGAGAGATAGAAGACTATTTTAGATCTTACGGAATGGATTTAAAAAACTTAATTATGGTTGCTGGCAATATTCAAAAAAATACAGAGATGCATGTTATTGAAAGTTCAACGTTCTTTGCACACGAAAGTGCAAAAGAAATGATGAACTTTCCGTTTGTCGGTAGTCTAAATTATACTGCTGATATAGTAAGAGAGGCAGATCTAGATGGATCTAAACGTAGTAAACATTTCTTAACTTTAAACAGGGCAAATCGAAAGCATAGATATTATCTATTGTACGAATTAGTACGTACAGGCTTATTAGAAAAAAGTTTAGCAAGTTTTATTTCACCTATGCAGGAAGAAACAGATATTGTACAAAATTGGCTTTATGAACATTACGGTGCTGATATGCCTAAGGATATAATCGATAAAGCTAATGCAATGATTCCAATAGAACTTGACACTAATCATTTTAATGATAAAACAGGATTTCCGTCAAACCAAACTAACAAGCAGTGGTATACTGATAGTTATGTGAGTATTGTATCTGAAACAGATTTTATCAATAACGATTATCCTTTTAATTCTGAAAAAACATTTAGACCATTTGTAAATTTACATCCGTTTATACACTACGGAAATATCGGTGCAATACAATTATTGCATGAATTAGGTTTTAAAACTTTTGAACCGTACATTGACGAAGCATACACTAGAGAAGACAATAAAAAGAAGCGTGTTCAATTAATGATGAAAGAAATTGTAAGATTAGGTAATATGCCTCTTGACACAATGCATGATCTGTATTATAATTGTAAGGATATACTTTTATATAATCAAGAGCATCTTAAAACTTTTATAGATACTAATCCTTATATAGAATTATTTGAAAAAATTGAGGATCTATATCGGTAATGAAATTTTTGCTTATTCATGCAAATTCTGCAAAAAGAGTATTTCAGTCTTTAGCATCATCCGATAGTGCTATGGAGACACCTATTTGGGCAGGACTCTTAGAAAATAGTTTATCAACAGCAGGTATAGGAACAGAAATATTAGATTGCGAAGTCTTAGGATTGACTGCAGAACAATCAGCGGCAAGGATACAAGACTCTAAATGTGAAATGGCAGTTTTTGTTGTTTATGGAGCACAACCAAGTGCTTCTTCGCAAAATATGACCGGAGCAATAGAAGTTGCTGAATTACTAAGAGATATAGATCCTAATATTAAGATAGGATTTGTAGGCGGTCATGTAAGTGCATTACCGATTGAAACAATTTCTGCACATAATTTTATCGATGTAGTTTTTACTAATGAAGGCGTTCGAGCATTACACGATCTAGGAAAAGCTGATAGTGTTGAGTCAGCTCTGCCATATGTTAATGGAATTGCTTATCGACAAGATGGAGAAATTTACCATAACCCTGCATCAATGCCGATTCCTAAAAGCGACTTAGAAACTTTTTTACCAGGAATAAATTGGAATAAACTAGATCCTACATCGGGTTATAGGACAGCTGGTTGGCATAGTTGGTCAAATAATTCTATTAAAGAACCCTTTGCTGCAATCTATACTAGTTTAGGATGTCCTTATAAGTGTTCCTTTTGCATGATTAATGTTATTAATAGGTCCGATAATAATCAACTAGATAGTTCAGAAATGAACGGTTTTAGATATTGGTCTCCGGAGTTTACAATTAGTCAACTTGATGAATTAGCGATTCGTGGTGTAAAAAATATAAAATTTGCTGATGAACTATTTGTGTTAAACCCTAGGCACTTTAATAGAATTTGTGAATTGATTATAGAAAGAGGTTATGACTTCAATATATGGGCATATGCTAGAGTCGATACTTGCAGACCTCAACATCTTGAGACACTGCGGCGTGCTGGGGTAAAATGGTTAGCTTTAGGAATTGAAAATCCTGATGTAGAAGCTCGTAAAAAAATTCATAAAGAGGGCTTTGCTGATGTTAATGTTACAGATTTAATTAAAAACATTCAGTCCCATGATATAAACGTTGCTGGTAATTACATATTTGGCTTGCCGGGCGACACACATGAAAGCATGGAAAATACATTACAATTTGCTAAAGAAAACTTAACCGAAATGGCTAGCTTTTATTGTGCAATGGCGTATCCTGGATCACCATTATATAGACAAGCAAAAGAAAATAGTATAGAACTACCGACAGATTATGTAGGTTATTCTCAACATTCATATGAAACACAGAATTTACCTACAGAATATTTGTCAGCAGCAGAAGTTTTAAAGTTTAGAGATTATGCATGGGATCATTATAACGGGTTACCAGAGTACGAAAGATTTTTATCAACGAGGTTTGGTAGTGTAGCTGTAGATCAGCTTAAGAACACTAGATCAAAAAAATTAAAAAGAAGATTGTTAGGACAATAAATGTTAAAAGTATTAATAACAGGCGGCGCAGGATATTTGGGGTCTACAGCAGCAGAGTATTTGTTGAATAAAGGATACGAAGTAACAGTACTTGATAATTTACTTTATAAACAACTAAGCATACTGCATTTATTTAAGCACAAAGGCTTTAAATTTGTTAAAGGCGATGTTAGAAACAAAGAACTATTACAAACTTTAGTACAACAACATGATGCAATTATTCCCCTTGCTGCTATTGTAGGAATGCCTGCTTGTGAAGCAAATCCTACACTAACTGTAGAGGTAAATTATACCCAACTTGTAGATATTCAAGAAGTACTTAGCAGTAATCAACGATTAATTATCCCGAATACAAATAGTCAATACGGATCGAGTGATGAAATTATAACCGAAGAAAGTCCGTTTAAGCCACTATCGCTATATGCAAAAACAAAATGTGATGCTGAGGATGCTGTATTAGATAAAGGCGGGATTGCTTTAAGATTAGCAACAGTTTTTGGAGTAAGCCCAAGGATGCGTCAAGATTTGCTTGTTAATGACTTTGTATATAAATCAGTGGTAGACGGATACTTAGTTTTGTTTGAAGCGCACTTTAAAAGAAATTATATTCATGTCCAAGATATAGCAAGAGTATTTGAGTTTATGATAGATAACTATGATACAGCAAGAGGTCAAGCATACAATGTAGGATTATCTACTGCTAATCTTAGTAAACTTGAACTTGCAGAAAAGATTAAGGAATACATATCTGACTTAGTAATTAATCAAAACGAGTTTAAGCAAGACTTTGACAAACGCAATTATATCGTAAGTAACGATAAGGTTGAAAGTTTAGGATGGAAACCAATATACAATCTTGATTATGGAATACAACAGCTAATACAAGCATATCAATTAGTTATTACACACAACAATAGGACTTTTACAAACTTATGAAACAGAGAAGATATTTACAAACATTGAGCGAACTAATCGACAGATTGTCTATTGTACAATTAAAAGAAGTTTTTATTCCAGAGTATAAAAACGAGTATGCACAAGAGATAGACGATATTGTGCATGATGTACAGCTTATATTAGATGAGTCTGATGCAGTGCTTACAGCAGAAACAATTAGAGCAATAATAGTTTGCGCCCAAATGAATTTACATATTTGGCAAAATGAATCTAATTTTCGACGAGGTCTTAAAGAAGGAAATCTTGAACTTACTCACGGATTAAATGGAATTCGTAATACATCAAAAAATATTATACAAGAAGTAATTGGTGGACGTAAGGATTATAAAGTTGATTGCCTTGCTGCTGAATTTGATGACTGGGAAATAAGTTGGCCAAAAGGAGAACAAAGTGATAAAACTAAAAAACGAAAAAATAAATAAATCCATTTTATTTGCAGGATGTAGTTTTACCTGGGGACAAGGTCTTTATTATTACACAGGACTTCCGAGTATACTTGAACAACCATGGAACACTTACGATCATAAATTAGTAAATCATACTCAAATTGAACATGCTGCAAGAATGAGATTCCCAAGACTAGTTGCAAATTATTTTAATACATCAGAAATAGTAGATAGAGTTAATGGCGGCAGTCATCAGAGTATTTTAAAGTGGTGGAATACCTGTTTTTTTAGTAATACTAATTTTGTGGATGGACATGGAAGGACAGATATTCCTTTAGAAGATATTGGTTTAGTAGTAATGCAACTTACTCAACCTCATAGAGATTGTATTGCTTTTGAAGGACCAGGTATTGCTTTTAATGAATTGTACAATGATATTCCTAAATTAAAACGTTTTATGAAGATACATGATATTAAAACACCTGATGATTATGTAAAATGGTATATTGATTATAGTCTAAGACCTATAGAACATTTTTTACGCACTTGTGAAGATAAGGGTATACCTACACTGTTACTATCATGGCCAAATGAAAATTTAGAATGGATTAGAAATAATCCTTGGATGAATGAACGGTTAATGACACTGACTTATAAAGGAACAGAATACCAGAGCATGGCAGACATGATGGACGAAAATCAACCTGGTAACCAAGAATTAACAATACGATCTGATTATGACTATTTTAGTCAACCGCCCTTAGATGATCATCCATCGATGTTGTGCCATCATGTAATGGCTGAAAACATTATTAAAACCATAGAAGACAGAAATTTGTTACAACCGTTTACTAATTTACCGTCGTTTTCGCCGTTACTACATATTGACATACAACAAGGAATTTATCAAAATGAGTTATAAAGAAGAACTAACAAAGGCAATGACCTTTTTAGGCAATAAAGATGATACAAAGTTTATTGGACAACAAATTGTTTTTCCTGGTAACCCAATGAGTGCTACGCTCGATAATGTCAGCAAAGATAAAATGATAGAAACCCCAGTAATGGAAGAAGTTCAAATGGGGATAAGTTTAGGTATGGCAATGACCGGAATGAAAGTAGTTACCATTTATCCTAGATGGGACTTCTTAATAAGTGCAACAAATCAACTTGTTAATCATATAGATAAGTATGAACTAATGACAGGAAGCACAGCTACAGTTATTATTAGAGTAGGCAAGGGCGCCGATGAGCCATTAGATCCCGGACATCAACATAAGGGTAATTATTTTGAACAATTTAAGTCGTTGTGTCCAAACACAACATTTTATGAATTTACATCTAGCGAACAGATATTTGATGTATACAAAAACGCATACGAGAAGGGCGGTATGCATCTAATGTTAGAATACCCTAATCTTTACTAATGAAACGTTGTTTTGCTTTTGGATGCAGTTATACCGGATGGAATTGGCCCACTGTTGCTGATTTCGTTGGAGTAAACTTTGACGAGTACTATAATTGCGGCCAAGGCGGAAATTCAAATTCTTTAATACAGAAAGAAGTAATCCTAGCACACAAAAAATTTAATTTTACTAAAGATGATTATATAATTATTGGAGTGACAGGTATAGGGAGAGAATCTTTAATAGAAGAATCTAAAAATAACTTCAAACTAACGAGAACTGGAGATATATTTCCTAATCCTAGTACTAATCATCCAGAGTCTAGTAAATGTTATGCTAACTTAATAGATAACTGGTCATTTGCATTATGGCGTAGTGTTAGTGCAATAGAAACTATAAAAATATTTTTAGATGTATGCAAAGTACCGTATAAAATATATCCTGCAATTTACTTTGATAATAATAAATTTAATACTCACAAAGGTAGATTAGAACAATTTAATAAATTACAATCATTTTTAGATATTAAAGAAAGTATTGACGATTTTTGGATAACAACAAATGAGCCTTCGACTAGAACGTTTATTACAGGCGAAACGGATGGCCACCCGTCTCCGACAGTACATTTTAAATATTTTGAAAAACACTTTGGACAATTTTATGGAGATAAGAGTGTTGATTTATATAAAAAGACATCAACAATACTTAATAACTCCATGGCAGATCAATCAAGTAGCTGGTCTTTACTAACAAAAAAATATGGATTTTATCGTGAAGATATTTGTAAACGGAACTTTTGATATATTGCACCCAGGACACATGGCGTTATTTGAATATGCAAAATCTCAAGGCGACTATTTAAAAGTAGCAATAGATACTGACGAACGAATAAAAGCAAATAAAGGTTTTGATAGACCTATCAACAATCAAGATATACGTAGGCGTATGCTAGAATGTATTAAATTTATTGACGAAGTTAGTTTGTTTGGAACAGACGACGAGCTTACGACTACTGTAAAAGAATATGGTCCAGATTTAATGATAGTTGGATCAGACTATGTAAATAAAAGAGTTATAGGAAGCGAATATGCAAAAGAATTGTTTTTCTTTGAAAGAGATGCAAGATATTCTTCAACAAAGATCATTGAATATATTAATAATAGGTGACGGTTGTTGTGATCTAAATCATTACGGCAAAGTAACTCGTATAAGCCAAGAAGCACCTGTGCCTATTTTTGATCTTATGTATACTGAAAGTGCATACGGCATGAGTTATAATGTTGCAGAAAACTTTAAAGCGCTGGGCGTAAAAAATATTAATTTGCAAACTTATGTTGTAGAAAATAAGCATAGGTATATTGAAAAAGGATCCTATAGGCAAGTTTATAGAGTTGATGAAAAGGTTAAGAGTCAAGAAGTAAAGTTGTCGTATGCTGGTGTATATGATTGTATAGTAATACCAGATTATGACAAAGGGTTAGTTCCTTATGATTTAATAGAAGAAATAACTAATAATGCAACTGTTCCGATATTTATTGATACTAAGAAACCTGATCTTGCAAGATTTAGAAATTGCATAGTAAAAATAAATGAACATGAATATAATGATGCTACATCGGAAGCAGAAAGTTTAGTTGTAACTCGAGCTGATAAAGATGTGCTTGTTATAGAAAATGGTAAAACAACATCTACTCATCATGTAGAACCAATAGAAATAGCCGATGTAACTGGCGCAGGAGATAGTTTCTTTGCAGCATTTGTTACATATTATATGTTAACTGATAATAAAGAAACGGCAATAGAATTTGCAATAAAGTCTAGCCAAATTTCTGTACAACATAGAGGCGTATATGCCCCGAGATTGGAAGAAATATGCAGAGACTAAAAGGACATGTAGAAAAGGGTTGGGGTAGTGAATTAATATTTGCTACTAACGACTTATATTGCGGTAAATTGTTAAATTTTAATACGGGTGCAAAATTCAGTATGCACTTTCATAGAGAAAAAGACGAAACTTGGCATGTGCTATCAGGACATTTTGAAGTCCGTATAATTGATACTAAAACAGCTGATATAGAGGTACATGAATTACGTGTAGGAGACTCTTGGCATAATCCTCCATTACTACCGCATCAAATAATTTGTTTAGAAGCAGGCACACTAGTAGAAGTTAGTACACCCGATAGTGTTGAAGATAATTATAGAGTTGGCAAAGGGGATAGTCAAAAATGAAATATGTAGTTGACATTGACGGAACAATATGCTATACTGAAAATAGTGATTACCATAACTCAAAACCTAACTATGAACATATAACTAAAATTAACGAACTATATATGGACGGACATATAATAGTATATTGGACAGCTCGAGGAGCTAATTCAGGTATAGACTGGACAGCGTTAACTAAAGAACAATTGTTTTCGTGGGGAGTTAAATATCACAACTTGTGGATGCAAAAACCTCATTATGATGTATGGGTAGACGATAAAGCTGACTGGATATTTGATGTATGACATTGTTTTTATAAGTTATAAAGAACCGAATGCTGCTGAAAATTATGCTGCACTAAAAGAACGATTTCCTATGACTAAGCCTGTTGACGGAGTAAAAGGAATACATCAAGCACATATTGCCGCTGCAAAGAAATGTTTTACTAAAATGTTTTGGATTGTTGACGGTGATGCACAAATTTTAGATTCCTTTAATTTTGATTATGAAGTTCCAGATCATCAGTTAGATCATGTACATGTTTGGCGCAGTAAGAATCCTGTAAATGGTTTGGAATATGGATACGGTGGTGTAAAACTTTTTCCTCGGCGTATGACAATTAAAATGGATACTAGTAAAGCAGATATGACTACAAGTATCAGTGACAATTTTCGAGTAATGAGTGAAATAAGCAACGTTACTGCATTTAACACAGATCCGTTTAATACTTGGAAAAGCGCATTTAGAGAATGTGCAAAATTATCAAGTAAGTCTATACAAGGCCAACTTAATAATGAAACTGAAGAACGATTAGAAGCGTGGCTACATCCGATATCGGATGCGCTTTATAGAGATGAAGCAAAGCGTGGCGCCGAAGAGGGAAGAGAATACGGAGAAAAATACGCACAATCACCGCAAGATTTGCGTAGAATAAATGATTTCGATTGGTTGCATGAACAATTTTCAAACAATACCCTGGGATAAAATTACCCAATTTGGACAGAAGACACTCCTAAAGAGCCATCTTTTCACAGTTTCTTGGATACTGGCTAGATTTTGTAATTATTCATGCAGTTATTGCTGGCCATACGCTAGATCTAGTACCCCTGACCATCAAGATCTAGAATTGTACTTACACACACTAGATAGTATCAAGGCACAGGCAAGAGACAACGGTTTTACAGATTTTCATTTTTCGTTCAGTGGAGGCGAGCCTACAGCGTATAAATACTTTGGGGAGATCATAGATCATTACTGTAGGGATACAGCACCCGAATACCAAAGTATTCATATGACCACAAATCTATCACCAGGCGTGAAATGGTGGAACAAGTGGATACTTAACACAGACACACTGCAAAGAAAAAGCATCACAGCGAGTTACCACGCTGAGTTTGCTAATGAACAGGAGTTTGGAGATAAGTGTCTCTTATTAGCTGAAAATGAAGTATTTGTTACAATCAATCAAGTCATGGTTCCAGAGATGTTCGACACGCTTTACGAACGCTGTGAACGATTTGCCGCCAGAGGTATTAATGTCACTCTCAAACCTCAATCCGACCCCACTGCCTCCTTCGTGGTACATGGATATACACCAAGCCAACTTGGACAGATGCAAACAGGATTCCCCCAAAGAATCCCAGACAGATATAAAAAAATAATTCCTTTATACCAAGTAGAATTACAAGATGATGCAGGCAACATATATAATGTTGATCAAGCCGAGCGGTTTAACGCCTTTGGTTTTAATAAGTTTAAAGGATGGACTTGTAATGCAGGATATCAAGGATGCGTTATACGAGGTAATGAAGTAAAGCGGAGTTATAGTTGTAGTGAAGAACCGTTAGGCACACTACAAGACGGTTTTACGCTGTTTAAGGCACCATCTAAATGTGTCACTGATACTTGTGTAAGCAGTGCTGACTCAAAAATTCCTAAGGTAAAAATATGAAAGTTGAAATAGAAGATGTCTTGTTTTGGATGGATGCAATCCGTAACAGCGAAGATAGATATCGCACACTTGAAAGTTTTTGGAAAGGACAAGTTCGAAGTAAAGTTTGGCTTAGCGATCAGCTAAACAATTGGTATATAGGTTTAAAAGATATAGTAATATTCGGAGGGTGGAACGGAGTGTTAGCAAGTATTCTTTTCAATGTTCGGCCAGATATTAAAAGTATTACTA